TCTCGCTACTGTTCTGATAAAAGACAGTGTCTTTGACGTGATCGCAGATCACAGTACCCGGCTTCATGACCCGGAACAGCTCCCGCGCCATGTAGGCATGGTGCTGCAGGAACTCGTCATGCGATGCGCTATTGCCCATGTCTCGCTCGGAGTCGGAGTAGATGTAGAGCGACGAAAACGGCGAGCTAAACACTGAGCAATCAACGCTGTCATCAGGCAGCCCCATAAGCAGCTCAACACAGTCAGCGTTGTAGACGGCCCAGTTATGGCCTTGATAGTCTGGTTTCATTGGTGGAAGAAATCGGGAAGGGTAACGGTGGGCGCCTTTTCATAGGCACGACGCAAGATCGCGCTTTGCTGCATGGACAGCATTGAACGCGTCATCGCCTGTTTCATCCTCGCATGATCAGCGGCCTTGCGCTGGACGTTGTTCCAGATCGTTGACTCAGTGTCACTGATCACAACATGGCAGGTGACGGGCTTCGCCTGCCCGAACCGCCACGCCCTGCGCACGGCCTGGTAGTGCTGCTCATAGCTGTGGCTAATGCTGGCGAACACGACAGTATTGGCGTGCTGCCAGTTGAGGCCAAGACCTGCGAGCTTCGGCTTGGAGACGATCACTCGCCGTTGGCCAAAAGTGAAGCTATCCAAGGCGGCGACCTTCTCCTCAATGCTCATCGAGCCGTAGACCTCAACGGCATCAGGGATCGAATCAGCCAGTGCCGAGGACTCATCGTTGGTTTCGCACCAGACGATCACCGGTCCGTCTGACGTGTTGGCGATCTCGGCGGCCCTTGCCACACGATCGGCCATCGTCAGGCGTTTCTCTCTGTGAATGGTGGTAGCGCTGCCGTCTGGGATCCTGAACAGCATCCCTTCTGGAACGTCCTGCGTGATGTCGGCAGAGATGGAATGGATCTCGTAAGACAGCGGCGGCAGGACGAATCCTTCGTCATCACCCCCAAGGTCTGACGGCAATGCCGCAGCCCTTGACCAGCTGGCTACCCATGCCCAGAAGGACTCCTGCGCATGACCCTTGAGTCTATATCCGCCCATGGTCGTTTGATCCGAGATAAACCATCGGGACAGCATTTCAGGGCCAGGCATGATGCCAAGGAACTCTGCATGCTGGCCGATCTCCATGTGATCATTCGGCGCCGGCGTTGCCGTTGCCGCGAGTCTGTATGGCGTCTGGCTGAATGCGTCGCATAGCATCCGCTTCGTCGGGCCAGTGAAGCTCTTTAAGATACTGGATTCGTCAAGCACGACACCGCCAAATGTTGACGGGTCGAGCTTTGGCAGCCGCTCATAATTGGCGATGTTGACGCCAGTGCCGACGTCGGACTGTTCACGCACGATACGCGATTCGACGCCGGCCGATTCACATTCGCGCATCATCTGACGCGCAACGGCAAGCGGCGTCAGGATCAGTGACGGCTTGCCGCTGGCAATACTAAACTCTGCGGCTGCAGCAGCCTCAACGCGAGACTTGCCAAGGCCAGTGTCCAGGAAGGCGGCAGATCGGCCCTTTTCGCACGCGAACTCAAGGGTTGCGCGTTGATGTGGGAATAGATTGGACCAGTCCATGGATGGGCTGAATCCATGGGACGAAGCTGCGGTGCCTTTGCTGGCGATGAATTGACGGTAGGCGGTGATCTGGTCGGTGGTGGCCATGGTGGATGGTGGTACGTTGTCACTCTAAGGCATACGGTTCACCTGCGCCGCTGCTGGAGGGCGGCCAGGTCCAGCGCAGCACGCCACGACTCATAATCGCCGTAGCGGCTGCTCGGGCTCCACGGTTGCCGCCAACGCTTCAACGCGCAGTCGGCGACGTTGTCCCAGTCGAGGGGGGTCATGCCACCCTCCGGTTGCGTTGGACCCAGCGGGTCAAGCGCACGGCGACCACCAGGGGCCAGGCGGCCCCAGCGATCAAGGCGGCAAGCCATTCGCCGGGCTCGCGGCATTCATGGGGGCGCACGACGCTCATCGCGGTGAAGACGCCGGCCCAGGCGTAGATCTCAAGCATTGGGGGCCTCGGGTTGGGGGATCTGGTCGCGCCGCAGCCAGCCGCAACGCTTGCTGTCAGTAGCCTCCCAGAATGAGCCGTCGTCGCAAGCGGCGTAGAGCCTGCCTTCGTGACTGCAAAGCGCCGTCACCACGCGGGCCGGGGCCGGCGCAGGCGGCGGGGTGGGGCGGGCGGCGTGGGGGACTCTTTCCGACCACCACGGCTGGCCGGGGACGACGCAACTCCAGTGCATGTATCCGAGAAGCTCAGGGCCGCGGCGGATACTCACTTCTCCCTCCCCATCAGCATCCGCCGCCGTCGGCAGGCGGTCGGTGATCCATTCGGTCATGGTGCATTGGTGAACGCCCCAGCACCATAGCACCGCAGACCCACGACGGCCCACCTAGTACACCCTTCGCATTCCTCGCACCACACGCCCCGCACTGCCGCGCTCCACGGCATACCGGCGGTGCACCACATAGCCCAACGCATCGGCCATGTGGTCGTGTCCGGTCTCCTTATCCGGCAGCCCCTTGTCGTCGTATGCCTGCAGCTCCAAGCTCTCGATCGTCTTTCGGCACCTCGGATGAACCCAGAGGCGGGTCTGGCCGTGGCCGTTCTCTAGTAGTGCCTGCACGGCCGCGACGCGGTCCCGGATCGGAGGGTTCGCCGCGGGTGACTGGTTGCTGATCCCGTAGCTCTGCAGGATCGCCACATCCGACCGGCTGGAATTGGTCGAGCGGTTCGCACCTGACGCGTCAGGATGGCCGAGGATCTGCGCCCGTGGGTAGCGGCTGCGGATCTCCTGCCCCATGGCATCGGTGTCATGGGCACCGGCGATCTCATCCCAGACCCACAGCTGCCCTTTGCGCTCGACTGCCAACACCGCATTGCAGTTGCCGATGTTGAAGTCGCAACCCATCAGCAGGACCTCATCGTCCAGGTCCGGTTCGTCGAATGCGACGACGTGCAGGTCCCGCCGGAAGCGGTCGTAGACCATCCCGGCGGTCAGGTTGACGAACTCACCGTCGAGGTAGGCCCGCAGCAGATTGGGGTCGTAGTTGGCCTGCAGGCGCTCGATGAAGTCCGGCGGCAGGTGTGGATTGTCGGTCGTGCGCATCCGCACCAGGCGACGATCGGCCCGACCTTCTGCCTCATCTGAGGCAAACGTTTTCCACATCCACCGGAAGCCCTCCGGTGTCGAGGCTGCCGCGAACTGACGGACGTTACCGGCCCGCAGGCGGCCGAGGATCTTTGGGAAGGCCCGCGCTGCAATGCTGGGCGCGACGGTGTCGATCTCATCGGCCAGCACCCACGCGAGGTTCAAACCAATGATCCGGGTCCAGTTCTCAAACGACCGGCACAGGATCTTGGTGGCCCCGCCCGGCAGCATCAGCACGTACTCCGGCAGGGGCGACGACCGGAAGGTGTAGGGGATGCCGTAGGACTCCAGGAAGCTGTCGAACTCCGGCAGCCAAATGTCCCGGATCAGCGGCCCTGTGGGCTCCAGGACGGCCCCCTGGAAGCCAGGGTTGAGCATTGCCATGGCCACCGCCTTGGCGCATAGCGCATGGGTCTTGCCGGCGCCATAGCCTGCGGAACACCCGAGGATCTCGACCTGCGAATCCTGAACGAAGTCCCGCTGTCGTGGGTGCAGATCGTCAATGATCGCCGCGAGGGTGGCATCAGCATCAAAAAAGGCAGTCTCCTCATCAAATGCGAGGAGACTGCCTGGATCTTGACAATCGAGCAGCCCCATCAGGCAGCCATGAGGCCACAGGCGGGCGATTCGGCCTCGTCGTCGTCGTCCTCGTCCTCGCAGACCTCGTCCTCGTCGTCGTCGTCCTCGTAGGCGCCAACGATCAGGGCGTGCTGAGCGACCGCGAGGGCAGCGATCATCTCGGCAACGGTGGCCTCCTGCTCATCGACGATGATGGTGTCGAGCAGCTCAACGAAAGTCGCCACGGCGGTGGTTCGGTGCCCCACCAGTCTAGGCCTTCGTCCGTGCAATACCGCTGGCCTTGTCGATGCAACCCAGCGCCACCATCAGATTGCCATCCCGTCGCGCCTGCATCTGCAGCGTCTCCAGTTGCGCCAGCTGAATCGCGGCATACGTCGGTCGTGGGATGTCCCAGTCGTTGCAGATCTGCAATCGTGCCGCCTGCAGCATCGACCCCGCCAGCGTCTGGCTGTAACCCCACTCCTGGCACGCGTGCCTCACGCACTCACGCCCGCTGAGTCCACGGCAGATCATGTCTGCCATGGCGGTGATGTGATCATCACGCAGATCAGCAGGAACGATCTGTCCCATCGGCGGTAATCGTTAAGCGCAGCCTACAGCGGCCTGCAGGGAGTCCAGGACAAGGGGCGGCAGGTCAGCCGTCGCCGGATCCATCGCGCGTGGGTTCCAGCGGCCCTGAGACGGCTCCCAGACGGCGAGGGTCTCCAGGGTGCAGCGGCCACCATCGCGGCGGTGCTCGACCACGAACGCCGGGACGGTCATCGGCAGTTGCGTGACGCGGTAACCGGCGTGGTCACAGAGAAGGCGGAAGAGGGCCATGCGGTGGTCTGGTGAACCCACCCAGCGTAGCCAGCCGCTATTGAGAACCACCCCCCCGTCTGCCATACCTGGCATACCTAGCCATACCTCCCCCTATATTCCCCTACACGCCCCTATATACGTGTCCTGACACCCTTACCCCCCCCCTTAACACCGATTAGAAAATAGGTATGGTAGGTATGGCAGGTCTGACGCCGCTAGTCGCTGACTGGCTTTTCAGCGATGGGGTAGGTATGCCAGAGGTATGCCAGGCATGGCAGCGCTGCCATACCTCAGGTCCATTCTCAATAAGGCAGGTGTGGCAGGCCTCCTGTCCGTTGCGGCAATGATCCGGAGTGCTACGGTGGGTCCTCACCGACGACCGCCTGTGTACCAGCACGTGAGTATCAAGCTGCCCTTAGATTTCCTGGAATGGGCGGAGGCCAAGGCGCGGCAGAAGCGCCAGACGCGGAGCGCGATCATTCGGGACGCGATCCTGGAGGCCATGAACAGGGACCAGCAGCCCGCACGGGTCTGAGATGGGGGCGATCATTGATGCCGCCCGAGGCCGCTGGCCTCAGGTGCTGGCGGATCTTGGCGGCCTGACGGAAAAGCACCTGAGCGGTCGGCATGGGCCGTGCCCGCTGTGTGAGGGAACGGACCGGTTTCGGTTTGATGACCAGGGAGGGACCGGGAGCTGGTTCTGCAACCAATGCGGGGGGAAGGACCAACGCGGCGGCGGCGGGTCAGGGCTTGAGCTGCTGGCCCGGAAGCGCGGCTGGACGCCCCGGGAAGCCCTGAGACACGTCGGCCGGTACCTTGACACTCCCGACACCCCAGAGGCCCCGCGCAAGGCCCCAGAGACGCCATGGCGGCAACCGGAGCGCCCACCAGCCGATGCACCGCCTCCGGCCCTGGATCGTGGCGCTACGGCCCGCTGGTGTTACCGGGACGCCAGTGGAGCGCCCCTGTTCTGGATTCTGCGGCTGGAGCTGAGCAACGGCGCCAGGGCATATCCGCATGTGGTGTGGCTTGATGGCGGCTGGCACCGGCCGAACAAGCGCCGTGATGGGTTCAGCTGCGATTGGCCCACGCCACGGCCGCTCTATGGCCTCCCAGACCTCACAGAACGACCTGAGGCGCCGGTGCTGGTGGTCGAGGGTGAGAAGACCGCCGACGCGGCGCGTGAGCTATTGCCCGACTGGGTGGTGGTGACGTGGTCGAACGGGGCCAAGAGTCACGGCAAGGCCGACTGGTCGCCGCTGCGGAACCGTGACTGCTGGCTGGCACCAGACAACGACCTGGACGGCCGAAACGCCATGGCCGCGGTGGGTGACGTGCTGCGGGGTCAAGGGTGCCGGGTGCAGGTGGTCGGGCCACCACCGGAGGCCACTGAGGGATGGGACCTGGCCGATGCGCGGGACTGGAGCACGGCGCAGACAGAGGAATGGCTGAGGGGAGCGCAAGCGGTCGAGGGCAAACAGTTCGATGGGCTGATCCGCAGGCGAACGAGTGATGAACCCAAGGCGCTGGATGCAGGGCTGCTGCTGGCGATGCTGCGGGTGAAGGCATCGGACGGGCAGACGTTGCGGTACAACACCTTTAATCAGACGATTGAGCTGAACGGCGAGGCGATTGAAGGGATCGAGCGGTTCTACCTGAAGCTGGCAGATATGGGCTACACGATCAAAAAACAGATGGCGCAGGATTGCCTGGTTGAGATCGCGAAGGAATACAAATACGACCCGGTGAGAATGTACCTTGAGCACGTTGAAGCCACGGCAGAACCGGCCTATATCGACCAGCTGGCGACGACCTACCTACGGCCTGAAGATGCGGCCCTGAATGAACCGACCCTGTATGACGCGATGATTAAGGCCACCTTGATCGGTGCGGTGCGGCGGGCATTGGAGCCAGGCTGCAAGCATGACACGTGCTGCGTGATTGCTGGTGTCCAGGGTGCACGCAAGTCAGCATTCTGGCAGGTGCTGGGTGGGCCATTCTTCAGTGATCAGTTGAGCACGCTGCAGAAGTTGACTGATGAGCAGCTGAAGCTGCATCGGAGCTGGATCATGGAATGGCCGGAGCTTGACCACATCATGAGCCGCGGCCATTCGGGACAGATTAAGGCATTCATCACGACCCAGCGGGACCTGTTCCGTGCACCATATGGGGCAGCAGTGGAGGAACACCCACGGCGTGGGATCATCGTGGCAACGGTGAATAAGACCGATGGCTTGCTGATCGATGACACGGGCAACCGTAGGTTCTGGATCATCCCGACGACCTTGAGCGAGGATAACCAGATCAATACGGCAGGGTTACAGCGTGAACGTGATGCGATCTGGTGCGCAGCGGTGAAGGCATACCGG